TTCTCCTCCTGGTCGTTCTCGACGGCGCGCTGGCGGATCCCGATCGTCGCCGAGAGTACATTCGCCTGGCGCTCGAGCGCGGCGGTCGCCTTCTCGGCCGCGTCGGTGGCTTCCTTCTCGGCCTGCGCGACGAGTGCCTGCGCCTGATTGACTTTGCTGCCGGCGGCCGCGAGCTGGTCGGCGCGCTCCTGGACGGGATTGTTCAGCGGCACCGAGACGGTGAGTCCCTGCGGCGTCACCTCGTTCCGGAATCGCTGCTCCGCCAGGGGCGCGGCCTGGAGCTGACGGAGCTCGTCGCGCGCCTCACCGAGGCGCCGGCGGAAGAGATCGAGCCGCTGACCGAACTCCTCGGTATTCCCGCCCTGCAGCGCCGAGGCGAACACCTTCCGCATCCGCTCGCCAGCGGAGACGGCGTTGTCCGCCGCGAGCGTGGCGGCCTCGTCCGCTTTCTTCCAGGCGAGCGCGAAGAGGCCGAGCGCCGCGGTCGCGATCAGGATTGGCCCGCCGCTGATACCGAGGCCAAGGATCGCGCTCCCGGCTTTGCCAACAGGTCCAGGGATCTCGGCGGCATGGAAGGAGAGCTGCTGCAGCGCATTCCGCATCAGGTTCGCGGAGTGCGATCCCGTCGTGAAGGAGCGCACGAACTTGTCGAAGGGCACCACGGCCGTCCCCGACGCGGCGCCGACGCCCTGCACGTCCTTCTTGGCCTCCTGCAGGGCGGCCCGCGCGAGGTTCTCGGCGATGATCCGGAGCTTTACGTCACTCGGTGGTGCCATCAGGGAATGCTTCGCTCATCAGTTCGGGGTCATTGAGCAAGGCGAACAACGGCCAGGGAATGATCTTATCGGGGGTCTGCCACACCGGACTCCAATAGAGTCCGGGCCAGTTCTTCAGGAAGCGGAGGGTTGCGACGACTGTTCGATCTTCAGGCTCGACGACGATGGGAGCGGGGGCGCCGGCGTTGAGCTGTCCGACACGGACGGGTCGCCCTTGGACCTCTGGAGCGCGAAAAAACCCGTCAGCATCTCCTCGAGCGCCACGGACGGGAGGGCGACCATCTCGTCGACCACCGCATCCTGGAAGCCCATGGAGCCAATCAGCTCTCTCAGCTCCTTCTCATACTGCTCGTCGCTGCGGTCTTTGTCCGTCAGCCAGGTCTTAAAGAGCTTCAGCCACTTCAAGTACTCGAGGTGCGACCACAGCCGCCCGACATGCTCCTTACCATCCTTCGCTTTGTAACTCGGCGGCTGATGCGCAGCAATCCAGGCCTGGGCGTCAAACGTCAAGTGTTGTAGGTCCAGTTGAACCGGTTCGTGCCGCCGGGATCGAGCTTGCCCTTCGCCGCGAACCGCACGAGGCCGTTCTCGTCCTCATAGCCGACGGGCTCCTGCGTGAACTGCGCGCGATCGGCGGTGAAGGTGATTTTGTTGTTCGAGCCGCCGGCGCCGAGCGTGATGATCAGCTGCTCCTGCGTCCGCGACGTCCATTTGTTCCAGGGATTGTAGTCGGCGACCCGCGCGGCTTCGACGCCGACGTCGAAACTCATCCGCCGGCCGACGATCGCATGCCGCACGGTCGTGGGCGGCAGGTTCGCATTGTCGCGGAACTGCAGCGTGTTCTCGAGCGTGACCGACGCGCGTTTGACGAAGCCCGTCGCGAAGCTGCCGAGCTGCCAGGACGCGGCCGCGGCGAATGCCGGCGGAATCGTCGTGAAGTAGGTCGGCGAGATGATGGCCGTGTCAGTCGGCTCGACGTACTGCCCGCGCACCACGCAATCGATGAACGCCGGCTGGCCGGCGACCGCCGAGAGCGTGATGGTCTTGCCGCGCGCGGCGAGGAGCTTGTGCAGGACCCAGACGTTGGTGTCGAGGCCCTTGAACATGTAGAACGTCGACGTCAGCAGGCCGGCCGCGGCGAGCTGCGAGATCGTGTCATAGGACCACTGCGAGGCCGCGAAGGTGTCCTGCATGCCGTAGATCGGCAGGACCGCATGGGTCTCAGGTCCGGCCGTCGTCGCGTAGGCCGATCCCTTGCCGCGGGCATAGAGCCGGAAGCTGAGCTCGGCCCACATGAACGACGGGGCGAGCGGGGCATCCGGCTCGAGCTTGAGATTGTCTTTCTCGTCCTGGTCGTTGTCCTGGTAGGCGCCCCAGGTGAGCGTCGCCGGCTGGGCGAGCTGCAGGGCGTCGGGCGCGGTCGGGACGGGATCCGTGCCTTCGGTGGCTTCCCGTTTGGCGAAGATGACCTGGAGGCCCTTGAGTTGCGGCATCTAGCTGAGCCCCTGGGTCCGCGCGAAGAGATTCATGCGCATCACGCCTCCGAGCCGCACCGCGGCGCCGTCTTTGGACATGAACTCTTCGATCGACGCACTGATGAGCTGCACGTTGATCAGCTGCCGGAGCGTCGATCCGAACGCCTTGCCCCGGAGGCCTTCCACGATCGGATACAGCGCCTCGAGGATCACTTCCGCATTCCGCCGCGCCACCGCTAGATCCGCATCCCGCACGTGGACCGCCAGGATCAGCGGCAAGTCCGGGATGTCGCGATGCCCCTCGGCTTTCGGCTCCCCGTTCGACGGCTGCGTGCCGACGTAATGCAGCACCAGGGGGAATGCAGCCGTCTGCAAACCGGCCACATTCGTGATCGCACCATCCGCCACCGTCACGACATCCGGCACGCTCAGCGAATAGAGCGTCTCCAGCAAGGCGACCTGCGCGTTGATCGCCGCGACGGTGAGATCCGTTTCGACGATCCGGCGGAGCGCGAAGATCATGTCAGTCGAGCACGATGTCGGTCAGTCCTGCATCGTCTCCGGTGATCATATCCCGCGCCGTCCGCGTCACCCCACCCACCGTCAGCGTACTGCCCACCGCCAGCCCAGCGAGCGAGCCGGCTTTGATCGTCACCAGGTCGACGCGCTCGATCAGATGCCCATCCTGCCCGAGCACGTCCTGGTTCTTACGCACCACGCCCTGAACCGTATTGCCGCCCAGGACCACGTCCACCGCTTCGCCCAACGCTTTGAGGTCGGACAGCAGCGCCGCAGTGTCGCTATCCCCGAGTGGCACGTCTCACCGGCGTATCGCGGTGAGTGGCGACCGTCTCCCGTTCCTCGTCGACCCGTTCGGCTCGCTGCTGGGATACCAGGACAGCACCGAAATGATCGTCGACATCGTACTCCTGGCCGCCCTCGAGGTGCTCTCCGTTGTAGGAGACCCCTCGATCCTGCGCGATCTTGATGCGCATCAACGCTCCTGGCTGAGTTCCCCGCTCAGGTCGTGAGCAGGTCCTTGATCACGGTGAACGAGGCCGGATGCCGCAGGCCGACGTCCATCATGAGGTAGCTCGTGATGACGATGTCGCCCCGTTTGGCCAGCGTGTACGGGTCGATGATGAACTCGATGTCGCCCCACTGGCCGAGCAGCAGCTCGTCCCAGCGCGCGAAGATCGCGGCCGAGCAGATCGTCGTGCTCGTGCCCTTCGTGAGGTTCGAGGGCACCTGGTTCGTGGCGAAGGCGGGGTAGCCGTTCACCTCGCCGTCGTACCAGACCGGGATACCGGTCGAGGCCGAGATCTGCGCCGATTTCTTCAGCTTGCCGCGCACCTTGGGATTGGTCAGGTAGCGGAGCGGATCGTAGTCGGCATTGGAGAGCGCCTGCTGCGTCTCCAGGTCGACGAAGTTGTCGTAGATGACCGTGGCGCCGTTCGCGCCGGCCGTGACCGAGTTGGTCCCGGAGGCGTTCAGGATGCCCATCGGCTCGTTGTTGGAGCCGACGCCGTTGATCGCGGCGCGATCGATTTCGATCGCATCGACCGCGATCATGTCCTGCTGGATCAGCTCGTCGATGTCCCGCACGCCCTGCGCGAGCAGCTTGCGCGAGAACGAGTTCGTCCCCGAGAGCGGCTTCGGCGAGAGCTTCAGGTTGTCGAACGTCATGTTCGACGCCGTGACGTCCGCCGTGGCCGATTCCGGCACCCAGAACGCCGTCTGCGCGCCGGTCTGCCGCGGGAACTGCAGGTCGCCCTGCAGGCCGGCGAGCAACCGCGCGCCGAGCTGCCGGACGAAGATCTTGTTGCGCAGGATCTCGATGAACGGCCCGGGCTCGGTGAAGCGGAGCTCGCCGCCCTTCGAGGCCGTCTGCACTTCCTGCGCGCCGCGCTGATAGTAGCTCTGCTCCTCGAGCTGGCCGGCCTTGCGCACCCAGAGATTCGCGGGCACGTAGAGGACCGCCAGGTCACGTCCACCGACGCGGCGCGGCCCGGCCTTCGTTTTGGTGAGATGACCCTCGAACCCCTTCGCCGCGATCGCGTCGTGCACTTCGGTCTCGAAGGTGCGCTCGCCGCTCAGCTGCGCGAGGATCGCGCGTGACAGCGAGTAATGCCCCTTCTCGAGGTCCTCGCTCGAGACGGCGGGGTCGGAAGGCGGATTGAAGCCCGGCTCCGTCCCCTTCTCGTAGACCCGGAGCAGCTGCTCCGTCGCGGCGTTCACCGATACGCCGCCATCGATCCACTCGTCGAGCTTCTTGTCCGGGACGCGCTGGCCGTGGGCGCGCTGCAGGGCGCGCAGCTGAGAGACGCGCTGGCGTTCGACCGTGCCGGCATCTTGACCTCCGGTCACCGACGGCGCGGCCGGCGCCGCGGGAGCCGGGGCGGCAGGGGTGGCAGGAGCTGTCATGGTTCGATTCTCCTCAGTTGGAGCGCGGGATCGACCCACGCCCACGGTGAAGTCTGCAGGAACGGGGACGAGCGAGCCCTCCATCGGCATCCAGCGAATCGCTGTGACCTTGAGGATCTCGCCTTTGTTCTGCTCTTCTTTGCGGTCCTGGATCTGATAGCCGATCGACGTCTCGATGCGGATCCCATCGAGCACGTCCTGCAGAATCTCCTGGCCCTGCGCGCTGCGACTGAAGCGCACGGTGCCGCGCAGCACGCCGTCATCGCCGGCTTTCAGCTTCTCGATGCGGCCGATCTGTTCGTCGGTATTGTGATTGAGCAACAGCGGCAGGCCCTGCTTCGCGCGCGACATGTCGATCGCGCCAGCGGAATGATCGAGGATCTCCATCCAGCGATCACCGAACCAGTTCTCGCGTTCGATCGGCGTGTCGGAGGAAAGCGCGACGGTGATTTCGGGCTCGGCGTCGGCCGAGGCCCGCGTCACGGTCAGCGGTGCGCTGCGATAGAAGAGCGGCGGTCCGCTGCGATTCTCTCGCTTCACTCAAGCTCCCGAAAAAGGAAACGCCCCCGAGGGTGTTGCCCCCAGGGGCGTATCGTCCTGCGATGGGACTACGTTATGAACTCTCGCTCGCCAGCGCAAGCCTAGCGCAATTTCGTGAGCGGCTTCCGCGGCGTGAGCGGCCGCCGGATCTGCTCGACCTTCGGCGCGATGAGGAAACGATCCTGCTGCTGTATCGCTGGTGATGCGGCCGGCGTCGTCGGACGTTCCGGCCAATCGCCATAGCCGCGGCGAAACAGCAGCAGCAAACTCACCGCTCGACCCAGCCCACCTCGAAGCCCGAGAATGCGATGCCGGCCGTCGCGTTCGATGGCGCCCAGAGATAGAAGAGCCACCAGGCCTGCGGCGGTATGACGATCGGAGGATGCACGGCCACGATCCTCGACGCGCCCGCCGGCGCCGCCGTCACGAGCCCGGCGCCCGGCATGTCCCCGGCACCGAACTGGATGATGTACTCATCGCCGGCGACCGGGATCTGCGCGCGCAGCGAACCGTTGCCGACGATGGTACGTGTCTGCTGGCCAGCTGCGGGCACCGCCGGCGGCGCGCCGGCTGCGGTCGAGAGCGGGAAGAATGGCGTACCGACTGGCCCCGCCGCCTGGTCGAGGCTCGTGGGAACGCCCGGCTCCTTGTAGCAGGTCGCCGTCGCCGCCGTGCCGCCCTTGGCGACGACGGTCGTCGGCGTCCGGTCCTTGGGATCGAGCACGGACGCGAAGAGCAGCGCCGTCGCCGAGGTCGGCACGACGGAGACCAGCATGCGGAGGTAGCGCGGGTAACAGCGCAGGCCTCCGTCGAACTGTCCGGCATCAGAGTTCTGGAACGCAAGCGCGACCGCGGCCGCGGCGAAGTTCGCCGAGATGCCTAGCTGCAACGCCGTGGCCTGCGGGGCGAGGGCAGAGACATAGAACGAGCCCTCGTCCGCGAGCATCTGATCATTCGGCCAGAGCGGCAGCGCGTAGGACTCGCCGTAGCGGCCGTAGCGCCCCGCGACCTCATTGCTGGCACCGCCATCCGGCGTGACCTGCGGCTTGCGCCGGCTGGCCAGTCCGTGGCTGAGTACTCCCGGAGCTCGCATAACGTCCTCCCGTTACGGTTGGGTCGGCACGAAGGGCGCGCCGAGTCTCTCAGACAGCATCTGTCGCAAGGCCGCGAGCTCGTCGATCACGCGCCGCTGCCAGTTGTAGTCCATGAACTGATCGATCACGTTCCCATCGCCGTCGGCGATCGCGACGACTTGCATATCCACGGTGAGCGGCACGCCGTCGACATAGGTCGTGACTTGGATCGTGCGGACCTGTGGGCCCGTCGAATTCGGCGGAATCGCGGCATAGGATTCAGCGCCTGGCATGAGCGATCCGGTTGCCGTTCCCGTTGCCATTGCCATCGGCCGATCCGTCCACGGCGCCACCGCCCTGATCGGGATTCGCCAGCACCCCCGGGACGCCGGCCGGCGGCAGATTCTTCGCCAGGTCGACCCCGAGCTCCTCCGCGAGATCCTGCTCTTCCTTGAGATTCTGGAAGATCTCTTCGATGTCGTCGCCCGCTTCGCCGACGATATCGGTGCGACTCGTGAGGCCATGCTGGATCCCGAGCACCGCCGCCTCGAGCTCGTTCTTGGGATCCACCCAGGACCAGCCGCGCGGCTGCCAGCCGACCGACAGATATTTCCGGTGATCCACCGATGCGAGCTGCAGCGCGCCCGAGAGCAGCGCCATCTTGAGCCACTCCTCATAGATCCGCGTGTGCACGTGCTCGATCATCCACTGCTGCAGCGAGCGCCATTCGTCCCGATCGGCGAGCTCGCCGACGCGCGCACTCGAGTAGTTCACGCCGGACAAATCATTCGCGAGGGAGTGATAGGAGACGCCCAGCCCGGCGGCGATGGATCGCAGGACCGCGGAAACGAAATCCTTATAGGCCGCGTTCGGATGCGTCGGGTCGAATGCCTTGACGTCGTAGCCAGGCGGCAACTCGTGCGCGAGGCCGGGCGACACCTCCTCGGGCACCTTGTCGATCGTCTCGTCGAGGTTCTGCGTCTGCGCAGCCTTCTCCGGATCCACCGTGTAGTAGACCGGTTTCGCGGCGGCGCTGCGCGAGGCGACGAGCTCGGCCTCCTGATAGCCCTCGAGCATGCGATTGGCCAAGAGCACGGGATGAAACCACGGCACACCTCGCGTCTGCTGGACGCGCAGGGGGATGAAGTCGTGGATGATGTCGGACGCTGGCACCGGCCGGCGCTCCTGATCGCGCCCGGCCTCCGACGGATGCCGCTTGAAGAGCCAGTACTGGACGGGCCGTCCCCACTCATTGATCTCCACGCCCATCCGGATCTCGTTCAAGCCCTCAGCCGGCGGCCGGTTGTAGAGATGGTCCAGGAGATCCGCATCGATCAGCTGGATCGCAAAACCGAAGCCGTTCCGGTAACCGCGGACGATGCGGATGAGGAATTCGCCATCCTGGCCGAGTGTCGTCGCGATCAGTCCCTGTGTATCGCGCCAGGAGTGTTTGCCGTCGACCGTGCAAACGCCGACCTTGCCCCATTCGGCCCACGCATCCTCGATCGCTGTGTTCACTGTGTCGAATGGTTTGCCGTCGGCCGAGCGGATCCGCGCCTGCAGCCGGATCCCTCGGGGGCCGACGACATTCGCGCGCAGCAGCTGCAGGAAGCGTTTCGCGTAGGAATTGTTGCGGACGAGCTCGCGCGAGCGCGCGCGCAGAGCCGGCAAGTCGTGCTGCAGCTCCTTGTCGGCCGACAGATTGATCATCACCCAGTCGAGCAGGAGACGGGTCCAGCGCGCGCCGGCGAAGCCACTCGCACCGGTGCCGCTGACGCCCTCGAGACCGATAATCGCCCGCTTGGCGAGATTGAGGATCGTGCGCTTCCACCACGGGAGTTTCGGGGCCGGCGTCATGGACCAGGCCGCACGAAGCGGACCTCATGGAGGACGCCGAACTTCCCGGGATTCCGCTCCTGGCGGACCTTCGCGATGTAGACGTTCTCGAGCTTCATGAGCTCGGAGATCGGGATCTTATTGACCGCGCGGCCGGCGATCTGGTAGGACTCGATGTCGTTCGTCGCCCGCCCGGCTAGCACCGATTGAATCGCGGCGAGCATTTTCTCGTTCTGCGTGAGCTGCGATCCGGCGGGCGCGGTCGCGAGATTCGCCTCGACGAACAGGAAGCCGACATCGACCGTATACCGCTCGCTGCCCTTGTCGACGTAGGCGCGCCATTTCCAGTTGCCCGAGAGCAGCGGGGCCGTGGTGGCGGCCGCGACGACAATATCCCATCCCGTGTTCTGGGCATTCGGCGTGGCGGTGAACTGCAGCAGCGTATTGGTGCCGGAGCTCGAGCTGGCGTCATGGAAGTCGTATTTCAGCGCCCATCCGTCGGCCGGCGTGTAGCCGTCGACCGCCTTCGACCACTTCCACGTGTCGCCGGCGCGGACGACGTCGGGTTCGCTCGTCGGGATCGGTGGCGTCAACGGACCCCCAAAGAAAAAGTCCCCAGGGAACGAGTCCCCAGGGACGTGGCGTTGCTGCCCGCTAATATGTGCGAGTCAGACCTTCAATTCCAGCCACCGACCCAGCCGCGCTTCTTTGGTCCGCGACGAATTGCCTTCAGCTTCTCCCGCGCGAGCGTCGTCGGCTGTGGTTCCAGCGGTTGCGCTTTGACCGTCCCCAGCCGCTGGGCGAGCTGGCCGAGATACTCTTTCCGCGTGCTGGCGAGCTCGAGCGCCACGAGGGCGAGCACCTCACAGTCGAGCACCTCGTTGCGCTTTCCGCGTGGCAGCTTGTAGGACCGGCGCCAGCGACCGTTGATCAGCTCCTTGACGACCTTCTCCGACACCAGCTGGTCGAAGTAGTCCTGATCGGCCTCGAGCGGGAAGTGCATGTAGCGCGGTCCCGACTCGGCCGTCTTGAGCCGTCCATAGATCGAGTCTTTCGCCGCATCGCTGCCGACAAAGAACAGCCGCACCCGCATCCGGTTATTCGTCGAGGGTTTGTGATTGACGATCGGATGCGCGGGGCCCGAATAGCCTTTCGTCGCAAAGACCCGGAAGCCATAACGCGGCTTGCAGAACCGATAGACGGCATCGGTATGCGCACCGGAATCCACGCATGTCGTGTCGATCTGCAGAGTCGCTCCCGACTCGTGCTTCCAGGGCCGCTTCAGCAGCTCGTCGAGCTGCGCCCAGACCGTCTTCTTCCCCCTGCCCTTCGCGTCGCCGCTCGGATCCCCGAGAATGATCTCGCGCTTGATCAGCCAGGATTCCTCGCCATGCCCCCAACCGCGGACGATCACCTCGAGCCGATCGTCCTGGACATCGACGCCGGCGGTCAAAAGTCCGACGCCGGCGGGCACCTCTGCGCGATAGGCGACCTTGCGGCTGTCGAGATCATCCGGATCGAGGCCGCCGCCGCGCTCCTCCCAGGTCTCGCCGAGCTTCAGGTTGATGAAGGCCTGCAGCGCGGCGACATCCTGCTGGCTATCGAGCCAGTTCCGAGCGAGGGTGACCCATGTCTGCCAAGGCGAATAAAGCGCGCTGATGTGAAAGCCCGGGATCCGCGAGCCGGGATTCTCCGGCACCCACCGGCCGGCCGCGAGCATCCGATGCTTCTCGGTCTCGGGGATGAGCACCGCGCAATGCTCGCAGCGATAGGCGGCCGTCTCGGGCTGTCCCTGCTCCCAATGCAGATTCTTCCAGATCAGCAGCTGATACTCGCCGCAGGACGGGCACGGCACGTGATAGCGCCGCTGATCCGATCGCTCCCACTCCTTCTCGATGCGCGAGAATCCCTTCAGGGTCGGCGTCGAGTTTTTGAGGATTTTCCGGTTCCAGAAATTGGCCGCGCGCTGCTCGCCGAGCTTGACGGGATCGCCCTCGGTCGAGATCGAGTCGTCGTAGCGATCGATCTCCTCGAACAGCACGACGCGGATCGGTCGCGAGGCGAGGCCGGAGGGCGAATTCGCGCCGATGACGGTGATGTGGCCGCCGGGGAAAACTTTGTGCAGAACCGTGTTCGAGGAGTCGCGCGACTTCGGGTCCGAGACCTTGCCCCTGAGACAGTCGGTATCCCGCAGCATCGGAGCGAGCCGATCGGTGCTCCAGGTCCGCGCCATCGGGTCGACGTTCGGCTGCACGACCAGGATCGGTGACGGATCCTGATCGATGAAGTAGCCGACGATGTTGTTGACGACCTCCGTCTTGCCGATTTGCGAGGCGCACATGTAGACCACGGCCTCGACCATCGGATCGGTGAACACGTCCATCATCTCGCGTTGGTAGGGCGCGCGATCGGTGCGCCAAGGACCGGGCTCGGCCGCGGCCTCGCGCGAGAGGATGCGCTTGGCATCGGCCCATTCGGAGACGGTGAGTCTAGGCGCCGGCGGAAGGCTGTCGTGAACGACCGCGGCGGCGAGGTTTAGCGCGTTGACTTCGGCGAGTTTCAGCATCGCGGATCTCACCACCCACTGTGCGCAGGGCCGTCAGGAATTCGTTCGACACTTCCTCGAGGAGCAGCTGGGCCTGGGCGATCGACTTCAGCCCAACCGATCGCGGCGCGTACTTGCCGGGGAAGGCCGTGATCCGGGCCCGCAGCTCGCCGACGATTTGGCCGAGGATCTGGCGGAACGACTCAAGCGGCAGCAGCTGGCCTTCCCGTTCATCGGCATCCATCTCCGCGAGACGCGCCTGGGCCGCCATCTTCCGCGCGCGCGCTGCTGCAAAACCGGTTTGGCGGCCGAACTTCTGACTTCGCGTCCGTTTCGCCCGCTTCTTCGGAATTGCTTAACCCCCCCTGTTTTCGCAGCCCGTTTCTGGTAAATGATCGCCGCTCGCGCGTGACCCGCGTGGGACGGCCAGGAAGGACCCGTGAATCATGGAATACCGAGGACCAGTTCACCGCGCTCCACTGCGATGACTGGCAGGCCAAGCACAATGTCGCCTGGCCTTGGCTGCTCGCCGATGATGATTGCCTTCTTGCCCTGAAGATCTGGATCTTGAAATGGATAGAACGCGATCGGCGGACCGAATGCGCACATGACCGTGCCGTAGACGCCGAGATAGCTGACGTCCGCATCGTCCTGGGCAATGATCGGCTGACTCACAGCTTCCTGACGATGAATTCGATTGCGCACTCGCCAGCTGCCTGCGTCTGATCGCAGCGTTGAATCCCACGAATGAAAGTCGACTCGAGTAGGCGACAGGACAGCAGGCGATATGATGGCCCCAGCTGGGCGATGACATCGAGCACGCTCACATTCACACCTTTAGACCAGGACAGATCACGCAGCTCTATGGTGAAGGTGTGCTTATGATCGCTATTGAACGTGCTCGGCCAGATGCCCTGCTCATAGAGCTCGCCGTCAGGGACCATGACAACGAGGTGGCCTTTCGGCTTGAGGATGCGCCACCAGTTACGGATCGCCTCATAGGGATCGCGCATGTGCTCGAGGCAGTGGCTCGAATGCACAAAGTCGTATAGCGCATCAGGCACACCAGCCATCAGCTGCGCGTCGCCATCCTTCAGATCCCAATTCTTCACCGAGCGGATCCGAGGGAAGAGCTTCACATAATTGTCGAGACCATCGTAGCCCCCGCCGACATCAATGCCATCGCCCACGAAGTAGAATTGATGGAAGGCGGGATCGTGCAGGCGACGCAGGATCGACTTCTGGCACTCATGACTCATTCGACCCTCTTCAATCCGTGTTTGATGATGGGCGATCCGATAGCGATCAGCGCGTCCTCTTCCAACTCGCGCGCATCCTCGTCGCTCGCCATTGCTAGTAGCGCCGGCGCCGGCGTGTCCGGGAGATCATTGGTCTGATTGCCGCGAAAGTTTTGCGGGTTGTAGTGCGCAGCGTGATGCCACCAGAGCCGATAGTCATGCATACGCAGAAACTCGATGATCGACTTCTGTTTCGGCCCAGGGTTCGCCTCGACGTAGATCACAGGCTTAGACTCGACGAGCAGGCGCTGCGCGCCCTCGAGTACTTCGAGCTCCATGCCTTCGACGTCGATCTTCAGGAAGTCGGCGCAGGGCAGAACATCATCGAGCGGCACGACTAACGTCCGCTTGCCACCACTGAAGCCCGGCGCCCAGCCACCATAAGCGGCCGGCAGCGTGTAATCGATATAGGGCACTTGCATGTGCCCGGGTGCCTTGCCGACGCCCATGTTGAATGCCTGTACGTTGGTCAGGCCATTGAGCGCCACGCTTCCACACAGCAAGTGATAGAGATAGGTCAGC